CCAGTTGAGGCAAGTTTCCGGTGGTGGCGCTCACGAAGGTCAGGAAGTTCGTGGCGTTGGTGGAATCGGCCGTAATCGCCGTGTTTGTCGCGTTGGTCGCAGAACCGACTGACAGAGTGGACTGGGCCACATAGCCAGGAGCGGTTCCGTTGGATGCCAGGACATAGCCGTTAAGGCCAACTGCAAGCCTATCCAGTGAAGTGGTGGTGTTGGCAAACAGAAGATCGCCAACAGCGTAGGAGCCAATGTTCGTGCCGCCCTGCGCCACTGCCAAAGTCCCCGAGGTCACCTGCGAAGCCGCAATGGCAATCGAGGTGTTGGTCGCGGAGGTTATTTGGCCCTGAGCATTGACCGAGATCGCCGGGACGGAAGAAGCACTTCCGTAGTTCCCGGATGTCACACCAGTGTTGGCGATGTTGAAGGTGTAGGCAGGAGACTCGTTCAGTCCCGTACCCGCCGAGTAGGTCAGGGGCGCACCGAACTGCGAGAAGACGATTCCCGTCGTGCCAACCGTGACCGGCAGCGGAGTCTGCTGCACCCACGAAGTATTGGCATTCGCCGTACCCGCGGTGATCAGGAAGAAGTCGCCCTGATCGATCTGGTCAACACCAGAACCTGCGGTATCGAAGTCGGTCGCACGGGTCAGGATGTACACAGCACCGGCGCTACCCGTCTGCGTGACGGTATAGACGCCGTTGTACGCAGCGTTACCTTCGTTCTTGATCAGAACCCGCTTGCCTACATCCGTCGGGGAGACGAAGGTGTGGCCATCAATGACCAGAGCACCGTTGACATTTCCGGTCAGGGTTGCGCCAACACCGGAGACGCCGTTGTTGTAGGTGTTCGCCGCAAGAGCCGTGGTCGTTGCGTAGACGCAGGACTGGTGGAAGTTGATGCCAGAGGCGATCGAATCCGCGTAGGTCTTGTTGACGATGTCGTTGCCACTGACCGGGGCCGTGGTGATCGTCCCGGATGTCATCGTCACCGAAGTGAACGTACCCGCAGCCGGAGTCGTCGCGCCGACGGTCGTGCCGTCAATCGCCCCACCCGTGATAGACACGGAAGTGGCGTTCTGGGTGGACATCGTGCCCAGGCCAGACACCTGGGTGTTCGAGATGGCGATCGTGGTGTTGGTGACATTGGTCACGACACCCTTGGCGTTGACCGTGAACACCGGAACAGCAGAAGCCGTACCGTAGGTCGCGGCAACCACGCCAGAAGCGGGAAGGTCGTCGTTGGCCAGGGATCGGAACGACGGAGCCCCGGAAGACCCGTTCGGAGACGCCAGAACCAGATTGGCTGCCTGAGAGGCCCAGGTGGCCGTCAAAACACCTGCAGAGGTCACCGGAGAGTTCGTGACCGTAAAGTCTGCAGGCATCGACAGGCCCACAGAAGTCACGCCAGTTCCGGTGGTGATCGCGCCCCAGACGTTGTTGGCGTAGCCCTCAAAGACCGCCGTCTGAGAGTTGTAGCGCAGCGTCCCGTTGACAGGCAGCAGAGGACGAGAAGCGGTGTTCCCCGTGGGAACCACGATACCCTCAGAGCCAGGAACGACCGGGTTGTCGGCCAGACCAATGACTGGATCAGCAGAAGCGCCTGTGCCGTTCGCTACGTCGATTTCTGAGGCTGTCCCTTGGATTGCCCTGAATGTGACCGCAGAAGGCCCTGAGAGGGCCAATAAGCCCGTTCCTGAGGCATTGGCCAGGGACAGGACGTTCCCATCCAAGGAGAAGGTCGGGTTGCCAGAGATCCCGTCACCATTGGCGATCGACAGCCCCGTGGTCGCAGCGGTCAGAGTCCTGCCCGTCAGGGTGGTCGGGCTCGTCTTGACCTGAATGCCGTTGCTCGATCCTGCAAGGCTTGCTGCTGCGCCTGTGAGGTTCAGGCGCAAGAAGGACAGCGAACCCCCGTCAGTGAGGGTGAAGTTCGCGTCGGTCGAAAAGTACCGGCTGTTGGGAAGCGTCGGCTCGTTGTTGACCGTCAGAAACGTCTGGGTCTGAGTCGGGCTGTTGGCAATCGCCGCGGTCGTGGTCTTGTACGTCCCGCCGTTCTGAACGATCGGAACGAGTTCAGTGCCCGTCAGCGGTCCCGCATTTGGGAGTTGGGTGATGGTTTGATTAGCCATTTGGGGTCACCGAAATTCCATCGACGTTGCCGTTGTTCTCGGGGGTGTCTGTGTTGCCCTCGGTCGAGATGATGTAGTCACCATCATTGTCCGTCACGAGGTTGTTCGGGTCTAGTGCCACAGACACATCCGGGCGCGGGAAACGCAGGTTGATACGCTCAGTCTTTCGGGCAGGAAGCCGGTAGGGATCTTTCTCGTCAGCACAGCCCTGCTGACATACCTTCAGACCAGGGAAGTTGTGGTCCGACATCTGCTCGTCCAAAGGACGCTTCATCTTGCAACGATCACACACGAATATTGCAAGAGATGCGTTACCTAGGGTATTGAGAAATACTGGCATTTAATCTCCAAATATTATCGTGTATATACCGAAATATTCGGGCTAAAATATATAGGAGATTTATCTCTTTCTTCTGCTTCTGCAAGTGCCAGATATTTCTCTGCCTGCTGTTCTAAATATGTAATTCTTCCAATATCTACCGCGGGCAGTTCCAGGGACATTTGATGGGCAAGCATATTGACCACGGCCATGTACCACCGCTGCGGGATCTGCAACTCGTCCGTCAGGTCGCCCACGTTCATGATCTGCTTGGAGTACCAGACCGTCATCTGAACGAAGGGGTCAGAAGGCACTGGCCACAGGTAGATCTGCGGATCGGGAACCGTGCGGTTGAACCAGAACTGGTAGGGCTGATTGGCCGTGAAGTTCTTGTTCGGCAAGTTCGTGTAGTCGTCCCGGTTCAGGCGAGCCATCGTGATCTCTTGGCTCATGTTGCCAACCCAGAACTCACGCAGAGCCAAGGTCGTGCCGCTGTAAGCCCGGACACGGTAATACTGGACGCTCTGGCCAGGGTTGATGTCCGTCCAGATCCACTCGTTGTCCCTGACAGCAGTAGCCCCCAGATCCTCCAAAGTGGACCAGGAAAGGCCGTCAGTGCTGTACTCCAGGGTCAGATTCCACGTTCCAGACCCGCCACCTGCGATGTAGGGCAGCAAACCGATCGATCCGGCGTAGATTGGGTTGTTCGTGCCGAAGTCGATGGAGATGTTGCCGTTGGCGGAGGTCTGTTGGCAGTAGGTTGCGGTGTTGGAGTCGCCCACAAAGGCCACCGTACCCCCTGCGGAGGTCGTGTAAGACCCATTTGGGCGCTGCATCGTGCGATACAGGGCGTTGAGAACGTCATTTGCACCCGTTGGGAGGGTGTAGATGTAGTTTTCGGGGGTCAGACCGAAGACTTTCTTCTCAATGGCCCAGTATTGGATGCCAATGTTGATCAGGTTCGTCAAAACGAAGCCAAGAGACTCCCGAGCACTCAAAACCTGCTCAGAAGTCAGTTCTTCAGCCAGTTTTCCGCACCTTCTGGCCCCGTGATCGATCAAAGTTTGGACGTTGTAGACCTGTCCGTAGGCGTCTGAGTAGGCCATTTGATCTCCTTCAGAAGCCTGAGCACTTCCAACGCTTCATTGAAGCCCTTGCGCGGCTTCCAGGCTCGCTTTTTTCGGCAATCGGACGCATCCGGGCGCAAAAAGAGTCCTTCCGAGGCCCTCCTTGGGGCTGCGGAGCCTTCAAATTGCTGCCGGTCTCGCGGTTGTACTTCTCCCGACCCTTCTGAGTCAGTCCTGCGCCTTGCGAGACCGGAAGTTTTTCACCTTTTCCCACAGAGAGAGAAGGGCCGCCTTTAGCCTTTGTAAGAGGGAGGTGACCATAAGAGCGTCCTTTCACGTTGGACTGCGTGTACTCAGCAGCAACTTTCGGGCTAATGCCAACTTTCTTGGCGAACTCGGGGTTGTGCTCCGCCGCCTTCATTAGCCTGAACTGGGCTTTTGACTTGGCGGGCATGATCAGTCAGGGTTCTTGATGAGAACGCCGCCTGCATACAAACTTGCAGTCAATGGACCGCCTGCACTAGCCTTCACACAGAATTGAATGTCAGTTTTTTCGGTGTGAGCAATTGGTGCAGTGAACGGAGTCTCTTGCTTTTGCACAAACACGGTTTGATGCGTGACGGTGACTGCTCCTGACACATTGTCCTTGTTGTACTCTTGAGCCGTCATGTAAGCACTGGAAGTGAATCCAATGGCGGCATCGTACTGGGTGTACGACAAGTAGAAGGTGTACCCTGCGGGTACGGTATAGATCGACATCTGCGTTTGACCAACACCAGCGTTAATCTGCGCATAAGTCGTTGAACTGATCTTCGCCGTGATGACGCCAACATTAGTGCCGTTGGTTACATACATCGCGTTGATGCGCAGGAATGATCCTGTGGTCGTCACATTGGTCGTGCCATTCATTGCGATGATCTCAACCAAAGGAACAAAGCCTGCTCCACAACCTTCAATTCTCACGCTCAGCGCAGAGGTGTCGGATGCAGAAGTGCTTACCAGCACCAACGGCGCAGCAGAAGCAGGAGGCGTGTACAAACCTCCAGATTGCGTTTGGCCTTCCCACATGGGGCCAAAAGCAGTGTTTCCGATGTTTGGCGTATAACCAAAAATTTCGATGCCCGTGTGACCATCTACTTGGCCGCGAGAAACCTGAAGGTCAAACGGCTCGTAGGCACCTTGGCGGGTGGCAGAAGAATAAGTTCCCATGTGAACTCTCCACAATCAAAGAAAGCGAGGGCCGAAGCCCCCGCTCGTTTTCAGCACTTTACCGATCCGCCCCGCTTCTTGGAAGGGGTGACAGTTACAGACTTCTCAGTCTTGGTCACACTTCCAGAAGGAGCCTCCTTGCCCTTGAAGAGACCTTTGGCCGCCTCAAACATCCGCTTTGGTGCGCCAAGGATGGCGTCACGCATCGCTTTGTTCTCAGCAGTCTCGGCCTTCTCGTAGTCGCGGAAAGCGCGTTCAGCATCGGCTTGCTTGATCGCAGATTGAGCCTCAGCAGGAATCTTCCCGCCTTCGGCCATCTTGACCTTGCCACCGTGCTTGAACGTCCCCGACTGGAGATTGTTCTTCACAGACTTGGAAACGGGCTTGGCCGGGTACGCGACGGGACGACCAGAGTCGTTAACACTGCCCCCCGCCGCGAAGGCTTTTTTTGCGGCACCACCTTCCTTGCGGCGGATGCCTCGACCTCCCGGCTCTCGCATCAGAAGCGAATCCAGAAGCACAGGTTTTGCCGCAGAAGGGCCGCCCATCGCCATTTTATTGGCGCTGCCGCCCTTCTTGAAGCCGCCTGCGTTGCCCTTCTTCACTTCACCCGTGGTGGTGTTGGTCACCCCAGGCTTGGAAGTCGAGACATTGCCTTCAACGCCGCCGCCCTTGGCATAGCAAGCCTTGCCGCCCTTCTTGTAGCCACCGGCATTCCCCATCTTGACCTCGCCGGTCTTCTTGGGGGTGTGGTGTTCACCTTCAGCGGTGACCATCTTGGTCTTGACGTAGCCTTTTGCGCCACGCTCAGACTCGGACACCGGCAGGATGCCACTCTTAGGAACAGCGCCGCCTTCCTTGAAGCCACCCTGGCCCATCACGACGCCGCCGGTCTTCAGGCCCTTGTGAGCCTTGGACGCAGGCATAGCAGCGTGCTTTTGCAGAGCGGTGTCGCCACCTTCCTTCATGCCCATCATCGCAGCGCGACGAGCGGCCATCGTAGGCTTCTTGGGACGCATGGCAGGAGCCATACCACCGCGAGCGCCAGGAGTGGGGGCCGCAGCCAGACCACTCATGACACCGCCGTTCATCATCTTCTTAGGATGAGAAACGGCGCCACCCTTCTTGAGTTTCAACTCAATAGAGGGCTCGGTGGTCATCATTTTGACCATCGGTTTGAATTGGCCCATGATGCCTCCTTAGACCTTCTGGGCGTAGACAACGGTCAGGCGGAAAGTGCCCTGCGAAGCCACGGTCCCGTTGGGATCGATGGTGAAGACAACGTTCTGATTCGCGCCGATGTCTGACATGGAAGTCAGTTGAGCGGCAGTGAAGGTCAGAACAGTCCGGCCAACCAGAGAGACATCCGTTGCGGACAGGTACTGAGTACCTGCAGCAGCGGTGCCAATCGTTGCATTTACCAGAGTGGCGGTGCCGAAGGACGGAACCGTCACCATGTCAACGATCAGATCGATGATCTGCGAAGAGGCCGGGAGCGTGATGGTGGAAGAAACAGCGGTGCCGCCTGCAACCGTGGTGGCCGTCGTGGTCTGAGCCAGAACCATGAAGCCGCCATCGACGGTGTCAGTCAGCGTACCGGAGCCTGCGCGAACGGTAGAACCGAAGTACGTTTGTGCCATTGTCTTTCTCCTTTAAGGAGAGGGAGCCGAAGCCCCCTCTGTAGGTTTAGACGCCGGGAGTACCGTACATCGCACGCGGATCGGTGAAGCCAACGTCGTAACGCTCGGTGGCCTTGTACCGCATGGTGTCGGTCTCAAAATCACCTTCCATCGTCTTCTCCAGACGACGGCGCATCAGCAACTTCATGCCTTCCGGTGCATCGGTCTGCACCCACCATG